AGAAGTTAGATACACAGTTTCTAAAGTTAGTTGCGTATGGTTGTTCAATCTGTACATTACGTGAACCGTCTTCTGCTAGGGTCGTAAACTCTCCAAATGGAGAGATACCAGACGATGTAGTTGTACGTCTCTTCAAGTCAACGTTGAATGTCTTCAGCGCAGGCATACCAACTTTGTATGAAGGATCGATAGCCATTTTGAATTCTGGATCTGCAACGTCTGAAGTCGCAAAGCTTTCAAATGTGTCTACCAAGAAACCATTTTTGAATCTATTAGCACCAGTTGAATCTGGAATAAACATTTCGGATGCTGCCTTTTCAAGTGCGTTCAATGCCACTTGATTAGTCAGTCTTTTTATTCTGGTATCGAATTGTGTGATGTCTTTCATTGTGTAGTTACGAATAGTCTTCGTACTAATCTTCACTGGGTTAGAGCCAGATAGCGTCAATGCCGCACCTGGGATATAAATTTCGCCCAATTGAAATACATCTTTGACTGCTGGAATACTTGGCTTCTCTGCGGGTGAACCTTGAACAATGTCAAATTCGCCACGTGAGTCAACTACTACAGAGTCAATTCGTGGAAGGAATACTTCGTGTGTTGCAAGAATTGTTGATCTATCAGCGATAGCAACATTCGGTACAACACTCTTCGTGATACTTCCTGGGACTGCGGGTGCGCCAGCAATACCGGTAGAGTAAATAATAGCCGGTGTTGCGTATGGTCTGAAGTCGATTGCATTTGGCAAATCGATTGCTAGACCAGATAGTGTGCTGAAGCGTTTTAGAAGCTTCTTATCAACACCTGAGTAACTATCTACTGTCAAATAGCCGTTACCAACTGTAGACGTTCTACGTAGAACTGTCACTCTTACACGTAGAGATGTTCCAGTGGCACCAGTGTTGTTTAGTGATTGACCCTTCTTCAACTGAATGTATGAAAGATCATAGTAACTATCTTTTTGGTTATTTACAAGTCTAAATCTATTGGTGATGTTTTCACCAGCACCAGTATCATCAATAACTTCTAATAGTTTGACTCCATTTGGCAAACCAATATTACCAATGTCATTTGTAGTATCATATGTCAGCGTCATGTAAACATCGATAGCAGAAAGTGAGTCGGCTGCAACTTCTCTTTCAAGTCTGTCGTAGTAAACATATGCTAATGCGCCATCACCTAACTGATCAGGTGCGGCAACGTTGATCTGAGTTCCGCCACTTGGAAACGCTGAAGTAGTAACACCAGATGCGTTGTTGGTGATAGGTGGTACTAACTGAGTAGCAGTGTTTACCATAAAGATATTTTCTGCTAGTGGCTGAGTTGTGGGAGTAGGCTCAAGTACGAATGCACCTGTAGCTGTACTCAAAGTTTCACGAACACGTCTTACAAATACAAGATCGCTAATTTCTTTTACGTGATTACTTCCTAGTGGGAACACTAAAGCTGAATGATTGATGTCAAACAGACCAGCTGTGACTAAAGTATCGCCAATCTTATGTACGTCTGTGTTGATATAGGCAGCCAGTTTATCTACTGCGTATACGTATAGACGACCTTGTTGGGTGCCATTTACAGATGGCCCTTGTGAAATACTACCAATAGAACATGTACCAATAACATTGTTACCGTTATCATACATGTTATAGCGTGTTCCGTCAACGTCAAATGGGTTCAACGTAATAGCATCGCCTGGTGTACCACTAGGTGCTTGCCATGAGAACTCATAGTATTGTCCGAAGTGTGCGCCAGTACCTTCGTTCTGTCTAAGAATCGTGTCGCTAGATCCTAGAGGCGCAACTGTTAGATATCTCTTACCAACTGATTCAACTTCGTAACCGTTTACGTATGCCTTACCAGGTGATACGACTGCTTGAATATTAGTACCGTCATCTTCTAGTGACAAGTTCATGCCACGTGTTACGTAGTCGCCTGACTCTTCAAACGTTCTACGTGCCATTGTCTGAGCAATAGAGTTGAACTGTGTTACGTTACGAATTGTAACTGCTTCGCCATTCTCAAATCGAACAAGAGCAAAGAAATCATCTGGCTCATCAGAGGGTTCGTATGCAGTAAGAATCGGCTTGAGTTGTAATCTGTCCGCACCAGGGGCATTATCGTTATTGTATCCCTGTGCGTTGTCAAGTAGTGTGCTATCTTGACCAGATGTGATGATGTTCTCTTCGATATTGAAACCTAGAGCAACGTCTCTAGGAGTAAGAGAATACTTTTCGATGATGATCAATTGATCTTCTACGAATACAAAGTGACCTTTCTGAAAGATAACCCCTTCGTCTACAGAAGCACCAAAAGCGTGTCCTACTGGATTGTTTACCGAAGCAACAGTAGCAGATACACCACTGATTGCATTACCGTCACCGTCAAGAATATCTAGTACATCACCAGGAGCAAACTGTTTGATGTCTGCACCGTCTGCGGCTTGAACAGTGTTTAGATAGTTGACGAAAAATGTTTTGAGATTAGGGTCACGTGTCTGGAAGCCGTTAGCGGCTTTTAGAATTTTAGCGGTAAGCTGTCCAGCTCCGCCTTGTTTTCTCAGAGTGTACTCAGTTGTGACTTCTTCTCCAGTGTTTACGTCAACTGAAGTTGATGGCTCATATACCGTAGGGTCTGGCAATGAAGCGGTATCGTTTACCTTTACGTAGAAGATATCAGTACGTTCAGTGACGTTGATGCCAGTGATAACTGTTCCTTCTTGATAGACATTCGATCCAAAGCGTTCAACCTGCTCTTGCAGGATTGTTTGCAATTGAGTCAGTTCACGTGCTTGTACTGCACGTGCTGGTCTAAAGAGAACTTTATTGTACTGCTTATACTGAGGATTAGCAGAGTCATAAAAATTCTCATAGTAAGGATCAATGTTGAGGTCTTTATTGATGCTCATGAATAAGTCTCTTTCCTAAAAGTCGAAAACGAATTTGATTTTCTCACGTCTTTCTGGTTCTCTTGCTATTGCATCGAAATCCACAAAGTGAAGAAGATCACCGCTGTAGTCTACGTATTTACCTGTATTTACAACATTATTTATGCTATATGTACCAGTGATATCTGAAGTTGCCGAATCTTTTATGTCTATATTACCCGTTACAAACGTGGCATTATGATCACCTACGTAGTCTACTAGGAACAATGACGTATAGCCAGGGCTCCCAGTTGTGTATTTTACTTCGTGTATTACTGCACGAAACGTTTCATTGCCGACTGTTTGTTCGACAATTTGATTCGCACTAACGGCAGAACTAACGTCTCCCGATACACGAACTTCCATTCTATTATCTAAAGATGTAGGTGAAGATGCGTCTGCGAATACTGGATTCTTTACTAGACCTACACGTGTATATGTGTTACTATCTGGAATGTTATTCAGACTACTCGTAAAGAAGTTTGTGATAACAGCCAGCTTTGACATGTACAATTCTGAAATTGGATCAGAGCCATGACCACCACGAGGCGACATGATCGATCTGAGTTCTGTTGATGCTGATTGATCTTGCAATGCAGGAGGCAGTTTCAAGGTTGCTGTTGCATACTTGTAATGTGTGCCTTTAGTGTCAATCTTTATATCTGTGAGCGTACCATTTGAGTTTACTTCTCCATATGCCAACGCTCTAGTGCCAGAAGATTGACTCACTTCAACTTTAGGAACAATGAATGCTGTCTCTAATGTTGATAGTGCAGGTGTGCTTGCAGAGGTCACATAGACAAAGAAGTTCTTAGTTGTTGCGTCTGCACCAGGAGGTGAATCAGATGCGTCAATATCTAAGAGTGTTCCTGCGGCTGTACGAATATACATGTTAGTATAAGCATTAGGCTCATGCGTTGGACTACTGCCAGTATCAACTGCTTTTACTTCTATTTCCCATCTATTAGAAACAGTGTCAACTAAATTGACAGATTGAATGACTAGATTGCCTAGGTTATATGCTCCAGTGTTTGCACCAAATAGATTCGGTTGAGTTCTTTCAATCACGATATCGGATATGGATTCTACTGCGGCTGCAATAACTGTTGAGTCAGCGTAGTATGGCAGAGAAGTAGACGTTGCATAAGTGATATATTCTGCTGGTGGTACAGAGAACATATATTTCCAAACATATCCATCATCTGATTGTATCTCATAGACTGCATCTACATCACTCGTTGAAGGTGCGGCTGTTGAAGCAGTCCCACCGTTGTTTCCTAAGCATTTATAGACTTTGTAAGATCCTTCGTTGATTGTACCATCAAGAATCGTTACGTACATGTTTAGCGTAGAGATGTCTTCTCTATCGTCATATGCATCATAGATTGTGCCAGATGTCCAAGGATTGATATCGAACATATAGCGAATGTCTGATTGAGTAACCTTATTACCAAATATTACTCTGCGCTGAAACTCTCGCTTCTGAAACTGTGTGTTCTCAATTGTCTCGCCTTTGGTAATTGAAGATGCCATTACATAATACGTACTGTCTGGCTGAGACGCATTCATAATGTTCAATAGAGATGTTGGAAAGTAATTGAAGAGTGTAGTCTTATCTGCGTTTGAAAGGCTGATAGCACCACTGTCAACATAAGTATTCATGTCGGCTGTAAACTCGGTGACAATATTCTGATTGCCCTCGGTAAACGAACGGTAAAGTTCGTTTGTGGTTTGTACTCTAAAATTTTCTGTAATAATCTTAGCCATCTATATGCCTTTAGCTGTTTATATCTGATTGAACTTTCAGCGTCACATCTGATACGATGTTCGCCACGGTTGCAACCAATTCGTCTGTGCCAACAATCGGTGGAGCAAAAAACTGTCTTCTGTATAGAGGACCAATTTCCACAAAGTTATTCGCAACGTTCAATTCTTCGTCTAATGTAAATACTTCGAAATCAATATCCACATCTGTTTCAAACTTGTTTAGACTATTTATGAGAGGAGAACTGAACAGTTTTGTACCTGCTACAGAAACTTCCTCTTTTACTAGTTCTTCATACTTATCTGGATTCACGATAGACGATATGTCATATGAATATTCTTGATAGTAATCATTGTCTCTGATCACCTTTGTCTTTTCGTTCAAGAATGATGTAGTTGTCTGCCACTTTCCTTCAGTAAATCCACCGCCACGTGTTTCAAGTTCGACTGTTCCCACTATGTTGCCATAGTTATCACTAGAGGGATTATCGTTTACAATCGAAACCTTCTCACCATTATTGTATTTATATCCTGTGTCTGTGACTGTAATACTATCGACTTGACCAGAAGCAAAGAATGCTGTACCAGAAATATCTGCATTCAAGCCCATAGGCAAAGAGTCATCATCTTCGAATGCATCAACGATATCATACAGATTACCCTTTATATTTATCTGAGCCTCGGGATCTATTTGATAGAATGATAGTGGTCTAAAGTAAAATACATCACCCTCTCTACGTAAGAACTTCAACTTCACTGTGTAGTTCACATACGTTGTAGTATTAGAGGTAGTCCAATCGCTCAAGTCTTCGATTTGTCTTACCTGAGTAATCACATCTCCAACTAAAAGTAAGAACTCAGTGTTATTGAATGTGAGTCCAATATCTTTGTGTAAGAAGTTATTGATCTCAGGCATTCGAATGATTGATGGGAGGTCGTTTTGATATCCTTGTCCAGAGTCTAATACATTGATAGTATCGATCTCGCCAATCTGATATGTTACTGGAGTAAATGCGTCACGAATAGTTGTGTTGACAGTCTCAGCTCCAGAGCCAGACATGCCATAGTCACTTGAGTCTAATGTTACGTTCAAGAAATCAGATAAGATATCTGGAATTAGTGTAACAGTTTCGGCATTTTTGATTGTACTAACACGATACTGTGCTTGAGGTAAGTAAGCAGATGTTTTAGTAGCACGAATAGTTGCACTAGTTCGATCATTCGTCCCTTCTATGTACGAGTTATCGGGCAACACTGGCAGATTTGAATCTGGTGCTACACAGTATATCACAGATCCTTC